TTGCAACTTGTTCTCCGATGTCATTGACCTCAACCAATACAAACGCTTGGTTGTATGCTTTTGCGACATGATATATCTTTTGTGGAAAGAGTAAAGGTTTTATCTCATTGTCTCTATACTTTGCAACTATTCTATACGGAACCTCTGATACATCAAACACAATGAACGCAGAGTAGTCGTTAGATGTTCCCCTTGATACGTCAGCGGTGACTAGATAGGTGCGTCCTTTCTCTGGTTGTTTATATACATCCAATCCTTTGTGAGAGTTTTCTGGATTGAGATACGCAAGTGTTTTTAATTTATACGGTGCGATGAGTGTATTAATAGAACCTAAAAACTCACACTCAAACTCTGTATTGAACTGTGACTCAGATGTATTCTTGATTGTCTCTTTTTTCCATTCCTCATCACGGCCAGGCACTTCACTCCAATGCACCTCTATTGGAACATAACTATTTCTCTCGTTCTCTGCATCAACCCACAACTTGTAAAACATATTCATACCATGCGGTGTGGATACAATCATGACCTTTGTTGTTTTACCAGATGATATTGTAGGATATACCGAACTAAAAAACTGCTCTGCAACATTTGATGGGACGTATGCAAACTCATCTAGGAATATAATATTGTATGAACCACCACGAACCGCACTCGCAGATGTTGATGATGCAAGTATCTTAGAACCGTTCTCTAGTTCTAGACTACCCTTGTTCCATGACATGACCCCTTGTTGCAACCATTGAGGAAGATGCTCATACGCAAGTTGTAACCGTCCTAAGAGGTCTCTGGCGGTCGCAGCTTTGTTTGCGAGTATCGCAACATTCACACTAGGATTGAATAAGACATAGTGCAACAGATATGCGATGATTGTAGTTGATTTACCAGACTGTCTTGGAAGTTTGCAGATTGTAAAACGATTGGAATGAAATGTACCAACCATTTCTTTTTGAAAATCATATAACTTGAAAGGAACTAAACCCTCATCCAAAGAAACAATCTTAATATAATTTTCTATGAAGTACAATGGATTGTCCATGCACTTGGTATATTCTGTGACTTGTTTCTCTGTCCACTCGACAGATACGTTAGCTCTTTTTAGGTTAGGATTACCTAGATAATTATTTCCACTCTGGAGCATTTTTTAAACTCCCTATTTTCTATCCTTCAATACTTTTTGCAACTCTGCGGTTGAACCAACAAACAATGCGTTGGTTACACTTTTCGGTGCGGTGTTGGGAACCTCTTTGAGTCGTTTCATTTTCTCTTGCAAGTCTCCAAGTTTTTCTGTGACCTCTGCAACCTGTTTGATGAGATTACCAGCTACCTCGTATGTTCTAGGGTGATCTGACTCTCTTGCAATCTCCAGAATACCCTCGATTGCATCTGACCCCCTTTCAATCAAATTGTAAAAGTTCTCTCGTTGATACTTATAGTCTGCATCGAGATCCTCTAAATTGTCTGCTGGTCTTGGAACAACTGTCTTACTACTTGCAATCGATAACTCTTTCTCAACAGGGTCGATGACGCCAAGAGCTTCATCGATAATATTCGTGACCTCTTTCATTAAGTTCCAACGCCACTCGTACTATTGTCTGCATCATCATTTCCTGTTTTCGGATTGAAATCTTTTGCATCCTCAAAGAAAGATGTGGTTTCGTTAAATCCAAAATCATCATCTGCATCAGAGGTTACTGGTGATGGTGTAACGGTGTATCTTTGCTCTCTCTTTGGAGTTGCATCTGGTAGATCCGTATATTGATCCACTTGAACTGTTTTGATAATGTTCTGTGATGTGATAGGCCCATAGAGATAAAACTTAGTTGTAAAAGATAATGTGTAGATGATTGCTCGTCTTTCTGTGAACTCACCCTGATAGTTATCCTCGTATGATACACTATTTAAAACTATTGGTACATCCCTTTTGATACCCATCTCTGTCATATCTTTTATTGTCAGTGTGTAGTCTGGTTGAAAGAACGGTAGTATCTGTTCAACAATTTGTAATGCGTCATCAGATTGTTTTGCCATGACGTACAACTCAACATCCAAGTTGTAAGGAACAGGCATATACTGCGAGTCTAGTTTACCACTATTTTCTGCACTTGATTTGACCTTTCTAAATCTTTGCACACGATTTAATTTTCGAGTTGTGTCATAAGAAAGATTTTGTATTTCAAATCCTAATCTTGGTAGAGTGATTGCAACCTTACTATCCAGACTTGGATCTTGGTCTAATCTTCTCAACCACTTTTGTTTTGGCCCATACGCAAGGGGAACCTTCATTGTTTGTATGATAGTCCCACTGTTATTCTTGCGAACCAAATGTATATTATTAAACAGTGTACCAAACGCCACTATGACGTTTCGCATTGTTTCGTGATAAAATTGTTGTCCTAACATTATGTGCCTCCAGCATCACCAAAAGGATTACTCTCTGAAAAATCCAGAACGTCATCGTCAAGAGAGTCAAACAGTTCATTCTGAGCTGTCTTATCCTGTGAACCTCTAGTTGTGTAATCACCAACGATTACATCTTCTTGTATCAAGTAAGATGCAGTTTCATCGTCAGATCCAGTTCCTTCAAGTAGAATGTTCTCACCGACTGAGGTTGAGTCGTTTTCAAACAATACATTGTCTCCAGTGTCCGTACTTGATCCATCTGTTCCGTCCAAGAGTAATAACCCTTCTTCGTGTGCGCTATGGAATATTCTGATATTCTCATTGACAGCAGAGGACTGTTCCAAAGTAAACTGTGAGTCAAGAGGATTCTTACTGAGATCATCTTCAATCTCATCGATCTCTGCGATACCAGTGTCGATAACTTCTTGACTATATTCAAACTGTCTACATCTTAATTTGTAAACAGGGTTGTTGTCTAGCTGATGAAATGGGTCATCATGATCAACAAAACTTATCTCAAACATTTTTGAGAATGTCGGATGAAAAACTAAATCACCCTCTTGTGGTCTATCTGCATCTGTGGTTGCGGTATCACTCAAAAGATAAAACTCTGTTCCACTTTCCTCTGATAAAATAAAAGAGTCTTTGTCATTCTCCTGTATAATTTTATCTCCAGAGTTTGAACTTGAACTGTCTGTTCCATTCAACTGCACAAAACTTTTTGTTGGTGTATCTAACACCGCAGATAAAGATGATCTTGGTATCGAACCAGCTTCAAGTAAAATCGAACCACCAGTTGAAACTGTTCCATCTTCAAGAGTGATCTGACTATCCATCTCTTGAAATCTTTGCTTGGATACCACAAAGGTTATTTCGTTTCTATTCTCTAATCCAAACTGTGTGATGATTTCTTTCTCACCCTGATAACCACCCTCTGCGTCCTCGACATACATTTCTATCGGGTGTCGTGTTGTATATTTGGAAAGTGAGTCCTCACCCAGAATACTATCGAGTGCGACTGTGGTTCTGTCCACATAATAAACATCATGACCATAAATCTGTATAGCCTCTTTGACAAGATCACGATACAGATTTTGTTCTGTAGTCAGTGCGGCTACGTTGTTGGTATGGAACGCTCTGTTGACTGCCATGTTATCCTACCATGTAATCTACTGGTGTTTCAAAAGCAAGTTGTATCTGTTCCTCTAGTCTTTGTATCTCGTCTATCGCTTGTGAATATATGTCTGCACCATTCATTGTAACACCACCTAACATTTGCACACCATTAAATTTAGAGAGATTAGAACCCCACTGTTTTTTGATTAGTGCGGTTGCATATCTTTTGAGATACATATCGTTGTATATGTCTGTATATGAATCTGGGTCTAACTTACGATAACACTCTATAATGATAAAGTCATCAACACTTACATCGTTTGACCAATCCATATCTAAATACAATCTGTTTTGATGTTGATTAAAACGAAGTGGAACCTCACCTGTCAGAATGTGTGATAGGTAATCCAGATGTCTTTGTGTCATCTCATAATGTATGATTGATGTTGATGAAAAATCATACAAGTCGTTTAGCCTTATCTGATATCGTAAATCAAATAAATTATTGGTTGATGAATCGTCAAAGGGAAAAACTTGAACAACAGAAACCACCGCATCTGGTATCGGTATAAAACCTTTACCCTCTTGAAAAGTTGCGGTTATTGAACTATCTCTTTTATCCTGTGCGGTGCTTGATTCGTTTTCTAATGCTCTATCAAGTTCTGCTTGAGTGAACTTGTGCTTGAGATACATTTTCTCCACACCGTCATAGTGATACTCTGAAAAATATTGTAATGCTTCGTCTACTCGATCATCCACTTGGTCATCGGATACGTTGATATCGATAACACCAAAACCCAAGTTTCTGAGACAGTAATCTTTTAATGTTTGTTTTGACGTTGGTGTTGCCATATGTAATACCTTTTTTTACTATTTAGGTAAAAAAATAATTATGGGATTGTGGTATCTACGATGTTAAGTAACCGCATTTAAGCCTGCATGACCTATGGGAGATCTTGATATCAATTGACCACTAAACCAAAAATTATATGGTGCGACAAAAATGTATGCAGTCTGACTATCCTCACTATCATTATAAACTCTCACATTAACAAAATCAGTGCTTCCATTGAAATACATTATAATTCGACTGTCTATCGAGGATGCGTAAAAATCCTCGTTTCCTGACGCATTGTTATAATAACTAACGTGTCGAGAGAACGGGCATCTCCCTATCTCATCTCCGAATCCGCTAGTTGCGTTCCTTCTCCAAAAAATTCCCATTTGTTGAGTATCTACTTGGGAGTTGTTGTGCCATTGTGCCTGTAATTGATAGTATCCAGCTATGGGTGGTTTGAAAGAATTAGTAGATACATCAAAACCACCACCGATGTTATAATCCACCTGAGTAAAGGTTAGATCGACATAAGTTGCATCAGCCAGAGCTATACCACTAACATTAACAGGACGGGTAACTCTGAACATTACATGATTTTCATTTTTTGGTGGGGTGGTAAAATTAAAAACACCATTATCTAAATAAGTTGTTACCTCAACATCAGCATTATCTGTTGCATCCTCCTGTAGAATTGCAAACCCGATGTCACTACCAGAACCATCTGAACTATCTAAAAGAATTTTCTCGCCAACATCGGTATCAGCCGCACTTGCATCTAACAATAGTGTGTCATAATTACCTCTGCTTGCGAGTTGTCTTGCTCTAGCCACAAGGTCTCACCTTACATTACGTCTTTTAGTTGCTGTACGGTTGGTTTTGCTAGAGTTGGGTGATCCCATTTTGCAATGTAAGGGCCATTTCCATCGTTTTTATCAACCAACATTATCGTTCCATTTTCGCCAATAGGAATAAAATCCTCATCTGTTAATGAGGGATGAAATGCTTTGATTCTTCTGAATATGTCCATCATCATTTGTTTTTTCTCCTTTTCGACTATTTAGGATAATCATCTTACTGATTATAATTTTTACCGCTGTTCGTAAAATCTAAAAAATTACTACTATCACGCCTAGTTATCAAATGGCCACCAAAGAATGTAGCTCTTCCATTGCCTTGGAGTGTTACAGTGGAACCTTGATATGAGACACCATAAGCCCACGAATAAACAAAATCATCATCTCCGTTCATAAAGAGAATTACCTCAGTAGCTACGGTCGAAGCATACCAATCCCAATTAGTAACACCAGTCAGTCTTTTCCTACTAAGACCACTTGATGTGTTCGCATTAGAAATCACACTGCTTCCTCTTCCAATTCCACCTAAGATATCATATACATC